ACAATGACATTATTTACTCCTTAAAATGATAACATCTCTTTTTCAAAATCTCCCAGAAGTTGCTGTTCAGGCACTTTATATTTCTTTGATATCTGATTCAGAGTGTTCTGAAAAGTACTTACGTTACCTGCACGACGCTCTTCCGATCCTGTTATAATACAAGCTCTTCAGAAAGAACGTCACCAGTTTTGCCTGTTAAATCTGCCATCTACTAATCTCTCTGTAACGCACGGTCTAGCTTGTCTTCTACACGATGTAGTGCTTCCATAACCCGACTCATGTCTTCCCGAACCTCACTACGAGTGACGTACTCCTCACGAGTACGGTTGAGAAGAATCTCTATGCGCTTCTGTTCCTTTGTCATGCCAGAAAGAAACCACGCACCCCCCATCACAACTATGCCGATTAGGGTGTCGATTATGTGTACTAAATCCATTGAGAGCTATTCCTAGTTAATTTTACTGTATTTGTAATGAAAAAGCAAGTCTTATTTACGACGGCTTTGGATTCGCAGACTTAATTGTAGCCACATGTTCTTGCCATTTGTCCAAACCCTTTTCTGTTATGTATTCTAACTGGACAGTTGGTTCACCGTATGCGCTTATTCTGTCTAAAACATACTGAGGACGACTATCTTCATCTACTTTATCCTTATCTGCTGCTGTCCTAGTGTCACCAACGGAAAGAAAGCTAGGCTTGGCTCCAGTTTTAGGTGCAAATTGTAATGCCAAATCATCAAGATCAGCCTCCGTCATGTTTGAACTTAATACGATTTCAGACCAACTATTATCTTCATAGCGTAAAAGGGCTACACCATTCTCAATTTTTTCTACTGTATAATTTGCCATATCAATTCCACTTTCTTAAAGGGCATTTTGGTGATTTCATTTCTACTTTTAGTGGCATAAAACATTTACACAACTTGCATTGTTTTAAGACAGACCAAAAAAAATCACATGATTTACATATCTCATATCGTTCAGTTGATGTCATTGCATCAAACCATCCGGGGCTGTTGTCCACACATTAGTATTTACCACCACCCTTATAGGTGTATCGTCTTGTGCTACCCCGTAATGAGGCCCATTTTCAAAAAACACAATTCTGTTAGCTTTACTTTCCACTACTTCTTCAGTTTTATCTGGCTTTATAATGTTTGTTGAACCGTTACAATCGTGAAAATTAAATACACTAGTAATAACATTTGGTTCAAGACCGTTTGGGTAATTTGGATTTTGCATGTCACAATGTACTGGATGCGGTACTTTTTTACCTCTGTTAAAATACAGGTTTGTTTTCATCCTGATTGGCAAGGCAAAAGGAACAATATCTTCATGCTTGAGTAAAAACATATTCCATACACTGTCATATTCAAAACTGTGTTGACCATGTGAATATACGAGTGATGCCATCATATTTGAATCCGTATCTTGCATATGTTTATCAAGCATATCTGGATCTCCAATACTATCTGCTCTGTATTCCCAGTTTATTCTATTATGATAAACAATATTTCTAAGCATCTGAAATACTTCATCAGACAAGAAATTATCAACTACTTTTATAAACATAACTATTCCTTATTTCTGTTTTAAGATAACGTAGGTTAAGTTGAGTCTACTGTTCCGTTAGTTGTTCCTGATGCGTCTGTAAAGTTTACTGCGCCAGATACTGCTTTACCTGCTGTTCCCGCTGCTGAACCACTGCCACCATTTGTAGAGTTTCCATTAGCACCTGTTGCGCCAGCCGCCCCGTCAGAACCTAAAGTACCACCATTTCCTCCGGTTCCACCTGCTCCAGCGTTAGTACCGCCGCTAGCCCCTGAAGAGCCGTTAGCTTGGCTTTGACTGTAACCAGCACCAGCACCCCCGTTTCCACCAGCACCACCACTTGTTGATACACTTCCAGTTCTGCTTACACGGTGAGTCGCACAGTTATCATCGTTACCACAAGAAACACTCTGAACATAAGTTCCTTTAGTGTAAGTGTAGCCACCATATGATACAGATGTAACACCGCTAGTATATGAAAGTATATTACCTACTTGGCTCCCACTCCAATAAACCTTAGTACGAGCAAACTGATCTATATACCACATAGTATGGAAACTAGCAGTATAAGACGGACCTAATGTCTGTGAATAACTACCATTACCACCAGTGCCGCCTTTACCACCGCCACCGCCACCACCGGAGATGGTTCCAGAGTTGACAAGGCTTACAATAGTACCGCCAGAGTTTAGTATTGCGTTACCGCCATTACCCCCTGCGCCTGATGTTCCGGCTGCTCCACCTGTGCCAGTAATAGTTCCAGCGTTGTTTATGAGTAGAGAACCACCCAAATCACTTTCTATTGTTAGGGCTGCTGTTCCACTTGTTCCCCCTAATGTAACTCCGCTGGAAATGTTAAGTATTTTTGGTGTACCAGAAGCCCATATAGTAGCGTTAAACTGGGCTTTTGCTGAAACATTAGTTGCATTACCTGTAATACCAGCTTCAACAGACCTGTTTGGAAATGCACCAAACCCTAAAACATTGTATCCAAATCCTGACATCTAATCAGTCCTATGCGTCATTTGCTGCATCAGTTGTAAAGAACAGCTTGATGCCTAGCAGTCTTGAATCAGCATCTAGATCATCTGCAGATACGTCCCTTAAAACTTGGAAAATACATAAATCTCCTGCTGCTGGTGAACCAGCGATTGTAACATTACCACTCTCTGCTGTAATATCTAAATCGTTACTTGTTCCAGAGTGTGCTTTTGCAGTGGCAACGACAGTCGTTCCAAATGCAGTGTTCAAATCCCCACTGTCAGAAAGTGAAAGTCCCGCTAAACCCCACGCTGATGTTCCGGTGTCTGTTGAAGTAGCAGTAAAGAACGCTTGAAATGTAATTGTACCCTCGTTCCAAGACTTTGGAAATGCTATGGTAAACTGTGCATGTTCATCACTGCTCTTATCAAAGTCAAGACACTTTAGTTCAGGGCCGTTTGACAGTTCAACCTGTGCCAAACTAGCACACCCGTTTGTTGTTTCGGGGTACATAGCTGCAGCGGGTATCCAGATAGTTTCTTTACCTGCTACTTTTACTGCTGCACTTGATACTGTAGGTTGTTGTGTGAAGTTGACTACGCCGTTTGAAGCAATGGCTAGGGCATCAGTGTCACTTGCCGATCCTATTGTACCCGCATCCTTAATAACAAGGTCGTCTGCAATTGTAAGAAGTCCTGCACTACTCAAAGACATTTTTTCTGTAGCTACACCAGAAGTCGCAGTTTTAAAACTTAACTTTGTGGTGTTAACTGAAGCACTGAAATCCCCTTCTGATACAGCTTCAATACCCGCTGCAACTGTGATTGCATCTGTCCCGGCACCCTCATCGGGGGCAATGAAGTTGATAACTCCCAACTTATCGTCGGCTGCAATATCATTGTCACCTGCTGCCAGTGTCAGAGTTGGAAACTTATCGTCAGAAGTAGAGGCATGTTTCAGTGTAAGCCCTGAATCTGCCACGTGTGTAAGTGTGATTTCTTGATCGTTACCAAACTGGATAGTGCCACCGTCTGCAAGGAACAAGTCACTAAACTCTTTAGATGCAGAACCTAGAGTAGTGCCGTCTGCGCTTACAGGAAGAATAGATGTGCCGAAAGTGCCTGTATTAATTACGGGGCTGGTAAGCGTTTTGTTTGTCAGTGTGTCTGTTGAAACAAGCGATACAAGAGTAGAACTGGAACCCTGTGGTAATAACATTGTGTTTGTTGTTGTAGCACTGTGAGGTTGTGCTTGTAAAATTTGACCGTGACTGTTGTCCTCACAGTTAAACTGGATAGCACCAGAGTTGGTATTACCCCGCACAGTTACGTGGCCTGTACCCTTTGCTTCTAAGTCAAGGTCAATGTTAGAATCGCCACCTGTTGCAGACAATTTAGGTGGGCTTCCTGATGCGGCGTTCGTTACATCAAACTGGTTAACTGCAGAGCTAGTTGTCTGGAAGATGATTTGTTCGTTGCCATTCTCATCGCCGATAAAGTGTGCATCATCAATAAGTATATTGTGACTATTCGTGTCCAAGTTGGCCCCAAGCTGGGGACTCGTGTCCTCGACAATATTAGATATACCACTGGATGTAGCCAGACCTGCAACAAGAGTGCTTCTGGTTATTTTCTTTAAACCACCGCCTGATGTGTCTACCGCAACAAGAACATCATCGTCTGCTACCGTTGATATTTCAGTCAAACTACCCGCTGCTACAGAGTTGAAGTTGGTTCCGTCTGCTATAAGTAAGTTACCAGCGGTGTTGGTACCCATAGTGATGTCATCACCAGATACAGTTAAGTCACCGCTAATTTCTACATTACCGTTGATATCTACTGTTGTAGCGTTGATTTCTATTTCAGTGTCAGCTACAAGGTCAAGAACACCATCTGCTGACTGGTGTATGTATGTTCCACTGTCACCAAACTGTAACTGTCGAGTAGAGTTTAGAAGTATACCTGTGTCAGCAACGTGAGTAAGGGTTGTGTCTTGGTCTGCGCCTAAGTTGATTACGGCTGCATCAGCAAGAAACAAGTCGCTGAACTCTAACGACGATGTACCCAGAGCGGCCCCGTCACTTGCGTCGGGGACAAACGCTGTACCCGCTGATATAGTACTGGCTCCAACAACAGTCCCGCTAACATCTAGGTTACCGTTTACATCAATGGTTGTGGCTGCAATTTGTACCTCTGTATCAGCTACGATGTCTAGTTGACCATCTGTGCTTGAATTTAGGTATATTGCAGTATCACGGAACTGTAATTTTTCTGTAGTAGATATGAGTATGTCATCAGAAAATTGAAAATAGTCCTCATCTTCCATCCATGTTAAAACACCGTCATTGGTATTAGCGTTAAAAGTAACTGATATGTCAGTATCTGAACCCGTTCCAAAAGTAACCGCATTGGTTGCTAGGGCTGTGATAGGGCCACCTTCTCCGGTGGTCCCATCGTGCGTATGTCCCGTGCTTGCTGCAAACGCTGCAAGTAACTGGTTAAATTCGTCGTTGGTATCTGCAGCGGAGATTGTATCGCCATCAGCATACGTGGACTGTCGTGTATAATTCGCGCCCATTTATCTTCTTGCTCCCACTTGAAATTCTAATTGAAAACCTTTTAACGTGTACGGGGCTGTGGCTGTATCCCCATCCTCAACTCGTAGTGCCACTGCAAAACCGGAACCCTCTACTGCTTTACGAACAATTGGTTGTGAAGGTCCACCGTACACAGCACTACCGTAGCTAGAAGTACCATAAACTCCTGCGACATTTGTACTGTCTAGAGGATACGCTGCAGGTCTAGTAGATGTACTTGATTCATAGTCGTATCTTACAAACAAGTCTGCATCGATTGTTGACTCTGGTGCGTAGTTAATATTAACACGCTGCATGTGCTTACGAACTCCGGGGTCACCCATGCTCAAGTCAGGACTTCTATACTTAGCTTTTATCAGTTCTCCACCAAAAGTATTACTACGTTCTTGTCTGTGTACAAAACCATCAAAACCACCGTGCAAAGCTATTACATTACCAGCTTCAATTACAGTATCTGCACACGCAGGTCGAATACCTTTCATAGTTGAAAATTCAAAAGCTTGACCTTTCATAACACATATTGAACCTAATGTTGAAGTTTGTGAGCCACCGTCTTTTGAAAAGAATATGCGATATTGTGTTTTATCAGGTACAACTAAAGAAACAAACGCACTTGCATTAGTCAGGTTATCCCTAAACAACTGCTGAACATTAGTACTTATAGTACCCAACTCAACGTCACCAATACGGGCTGTACCAGCTACAGTACGCAATCCATCTGGCCCTAAAAATACCAAGTCACCTGCAAATTCCAAAATCGTAAAGCCGTTTATGCAGCCAATGTTCCTAGTAACAGGAACGATAGCAAAGTCAGAACTAGAACTACCACCAAGTTTGAATATTCTGTTTTCGCAAAAGATAAACAAATTATCACGGAAAACTTTTAGTCCGACGATTGTGTCATCAACTTTGATGCTTCCGGCTCCGTCGCCTGAATTAAATCCATCTTCATCAAAAGGCTCACTAAACACTATTTCTTGAGGTGTGGATGACATGCCCGAATAAAACATGTGGTTTTTAAACACCGCTATGTGCTTTGCTCCGGATACAGAACTGTCACCAACATCTGTAGCACCCATAGATGTGTTGAATATTGTAGGAGCGTTGGCCTGATCAACAACTATGATCTTATCATTTCCATCAAAGTTGTATCTTTCAAAGTTGTAACGAGCAGCACTTGTTCTTCCGGTATCTCTTACAGTCCAATCTTCAGAAACAACATCATCGACTGCATGGTCGGCTGCAGTGGTGCTGCTGGTTGCTCGTGTCACACCTGTAAATGATGATGCGCTTTTTCCTGTGTATGTAAATATTTCAGAATTTATTTGTAAAGTACCACTAGAACTAAAACCATCCGTGCTATCTACACTTATTGTACCAGAACCTGTCATGGCAGTTCCTGATGCTATCGCGGTTGATAGTTCAGTAGATGCACAGCTAAATATTTTTTCGCCTCTTGCTGCCACCACAAAGTTGTTAAATTTTGTGGACATAAGAACAGCTTCAGTAGAATTGTTTGTTTGTGGCACTATTTGATTTACAAATTTACGAAATCCCAGCATCCTTTTGTACCCGCCGCCAACGTCAGGCTCAAAGTTTTCCAACTCAAGAGCTTGTCCGGGCTGCATGATAAAGGTAGACCTGTTTAGTACCAAGCCACCTTCGCAGTTAAAAGAAAGAGGGCTTACCCCCTGCAGTTCTAAATCTGGCATATTAAACTGCTCTCATATAGTTTTTTCTATTTAACAACTCGACTCGCATACGCTTCAAACCATCTTCGTATTCCTTCAAAGCAAACTGAGCAGTCTGAGTGTCAGAACGGAACATGTAGGTGTAGTATTTTGAACGAGCATTGATAACTGGCTCAAAACGTTCTGGTATGATAGATGTGTCTGTTGACGCCGACAATGCAGATGATGCAACGTAATAATCAAACTTCAAACTACGATTGCTGGTGTCAGGTATGGGTGTCAAACCTATTTCATCGTTGTATGTGGTGTAAACATACTCTGGATCACCAAATTTATCTACGGTAGGTCGTGAGTCTCTTTCTCTGTACCGCTCTGTATACTCCTCGTAGGACAAGTATTTCAAAGCAATTGGTGTTGCAGACTCGCTCAACTCAACTAACTTTACAAACGCTGCAGCCCCTGCTGCTTCTGTGAAGCTAACATAGTGCGTTGTTGCAGTCGCAGTAAACGTTGTTTCAGTAAGCAGAATTTCGTTTCCGCTGCTGATTGTTAGAGTTGCCGATTTTGTTTGTGACCCACCTGAACTCGTGCCAATCTCTAAAGTTAGAGTTGCACCGCTAGTCTGGGTAAGTACTGTGTACGATCTTCCTACAATTAAGTCGTTAACTTCTTGGCTTGCTTCTGCACTGGTAAGGAGAAGGGTGTTACCAAACTTTGAACTTGCAGCAGGGCTACCACCTACTGTTGTCCAGTTGGTTATACTTGCAGCCCCTGCTATCTCAAAGTCACCATTCTGTATAAAGTTTTTAGGCTGCAGGATCATGTTGTCATAGTCTACATACTTTAAAGTAGATGCTATAGACTGGTAGCTGTAAAGAGACTTACCTGCAATAACGTCAATTGACCCTTCAGCGTGAGTAAAGGGCCAGTTTAGTTCAGAGTTTAGTATGTCAGAGATAGAACGGTTGATGTAATCTTTTACAGTTGTTTGCACACCACGAGAAGTAGCAAACGTAGAACTGGTAAGCTCAACTTCGTTCATGTCCCGAAGAACATTGTTTACTAACACAAGATAACTACTAGCCATTTACCTTACTCTTCTTCTCTTTTAGTTTGTAGTGCTTGACCCCACCGGGTAAAGTACGTATAAGCTTTAAGTCTTCGCTTTTGTATACAGAGGGGAACTTTGTCCTTCTTAAATAAACTGGCTTTAAGAATTGATGACGTATCACTTTTTATTCCAGTTTAGGACTGTACGATGCTTTTTCCAAAACCAGTTGCCTACACGACTAAAGGGCTTGCCACAATTTAGCAAACCCAGTGCAAGGTAACTAGTCAAACAGGGACGGATACCCCTCGTCTGTGATGTCATCCAAAGCTTGAAGCCTACTGTTAGCTTCTTCCCAGCTTCCAATAGCTTTGTCCATTTCTTCAAGAAGGTCAGGATGCTCTCCAATAGCTGCTGGATTTTGGAAGTAATTTGTGAGAGTATATTTTGCACTTTTTTTCTGTGCCTCATATCTGTAACGCAGTGCGTCTATTGCAAGTTGTTTCATAGTATTCCCTTCAAAAGTATTATATACTGATTTTGAAGTTTAGTCAAGAATTTAATTGATAAAGGCAGATGCGGTAGAAACCATCAACGCTATCAAGAGTCCAATACCGATTGCAAAAACCATCACTATCAGAGCCGCTACCTTGATGTTCTCCATCATTTCTTCTTGTCGTAGGATTTCTGCTTTTCGGGCTGCTGCTGCAGCTTCCTTTGCAGCCTTGATACGATTGGCCCGTTCAGTAACGATACCCTTCCAAGTTCCCGGCCCGAACCGCATGTCAACCATCGTGGCTACTTCTTGGAGTTTTTCTGCAGCGATACGTGCATCAATGACTTCACGGGCAACAGTGTCTACACCAAACTGGTCACCAATACCTACGTTACCCGCTTTTTTGTTGCGAACTTGCTGTACCTGCTTTTCGCCCTCGAACAGATTATCTATGTAACCTGCTATGTCCCCGATGTCGTTGGCGGTTCCTATTGCAGATTTGATACCATCTACGGCACTCTTCACAAGGGCTATACCCGCGAGTGTTTCTGCAATCATGGTTGGTTGGTTCCTACTTTGGTTGGGGTCTACATATTGCGGTTATCTTTTGTCTTTTACCCCCACTCGCCGGAACAGATTGTTGTCGGGACAATCTCTGAGCAAAGTATAGGCATCTATCCATGTCTACGAACGGTTGTGTGCGGTCTATTATATTTGCACCTAAGTACACGTACAGCACAAACACAATCATTCTTCTACGATT